GAATTTTTCTTGATTGGGTTAGAAAAACCTGTGAATCCATCAAAAGGATATCTATAATCTGTAGATGGAACTTGATCAGTTCTTCCGAATGTTGCAAGAATTACTGGAATCTGTGCATTATCTCCATCTAAAAAGAAACCTAAAACAATGTCTCCTTGTTGAAGTTGAACTCCAGTAGAAACATTTGCGGCACCAGATCCAGCAGTCGTTGGAATTAAACATTGTGCCCATGGTAGGTCTTCATTTGGTAAATCTACCTCACTGTATGGATGATAACCAAGAATTCTTACTTTAAATCTATTACCCCAACCTTGACCATCAATTTGTTTACCCATAGATTCAAGTGGTGGAATTTGCCCAATCCACCATCTAAATCCGTCTCTACCTATAAAATGACTTTGAATTAATGATTGATCTAACATTTATGACACTCTCTCCTCATTATTAATACCAAAGGTATCTCGAATTAGTTTCATAGAAGTATATGAACTTTCAACGCTAAAATGATGACATAACTCCTTAATCATATAAAAACCACTTTGCTCTTTATCAATTTCCTTTGCTTGAGATTGAGTAATCTTAGGAAAATTACACTCTATAATATCACCTGCTCTCAAATTTGTATTTGAGGGTACTATAATATTTATGGATTGAGTGAACATCGTGTTATATTTCATCAGAGACTGAGATTGATATAATTTTGGATCAGAATTCAAATCAGTTGACACATCTTTATCCATCGTCCCAATATCTAAAACTGCAGTAATGATTCTTGATGGTATATCACCTAGAGTTTTATCTGACTCGTCAGATATTAGAGGAAGTTTGAATCTTCCACCTAAATTTTTTGTTTTATTTACATAATCTGACTGTTTAAATATACCATCTTCTGGTCTTGAGAATGTAAAGTTTAGCGGATTAAAAAACATCCTATGACTTGAATATGTTCCTAGACGAAGTTTTTCAATCAAATTTTGATTTTTATCCGTATAGTAATTTAAAATTTTGAAATTATTATTAATCTTTTTTCCACTTTCATCATAAGAATCTTGAGATTCCGTGTATGTATAGACTGCTTTTGGTGATTGAATCATTAAATCATTTAATGATCTAAATTGAAATCCATCCTTTGTTTGATAAAATAAAAATCCAGCGGAAGAATTATTTGATTTCTCTGAGACTGCTTTTGATGCCAACCAAATCAAAACTGTAAAAGGTTTTCTCATATTTCCAATGAATCCATATTTATTAGATGATATGTCAATGGTACCAATTTTAGAAGTCTTTAAATTTTCTTTGAGTATTTTATCTACAGAATCACTGATTCTTAAGGATGTAGGAAATTTTTTGGAAATTCTTTCAGTCTCATTTGTAATTGCCTCTCTTGAAACTAAATGTAATGTGAAAGATTCTCTGTTAGTTTCTGATATTACATCAGTTATACTGGACACGTAAAAATAGTCTGAAGATTTTTTTGAGAAATCTAATCCAGGATTTGTTGATGAATTTCCAGCAATTTTTAGTGAAATTCTTTCACCTCCTCTAAGAGGTAAACCATTATAAATGGATTGTTTATCTCCATCTGGATTATCTACTGGAGAAATTACATTTCCATTATTAACAATCTTAATTTTTGCAGTGATTGTAGGTGAAAAAATATCTTCATAATACTCAAATAGAATTGTAGCGCCTATAAGATCAATCGTTCTAGAAAGATCATTAGATTCTATAATAATTTCTTCATATATAGACTTTTTAATTGACATTATACGTACACTAAATCGAGAAGAAGTTTATTTTTGATGAAATTATTTAACACTTTAGATTCATGAATCATTGATGGTGATGACTGCACTTGAGATACTGGATAAGACAATTGTGGCGGTGGTGGTAGTGGAGGTGGAGTATCATCAATTACTACAATTTGAGGTCCTTTTCGTTCAGATCTAATTTCTTCGGATACTGGTGTTCTTGGTTGAGGTGTAATTTGTGCTTGCTGTTCAATTGCACCAGATGGCATTCTCCCAGATACTAATAAAGAAATATAATCTTTAATTACATCATCCGATGCTTGAATGTGAACGTGAGTACCCTCAACTCCAGAAGGAACTGTTCTTCCACTATGACCTTGTAATCCCAAAATTGTACCAATGGATACTTTATCACCTTGACGAACTTTTAATGAATTGAAATGCCCAAGTTCGACTAATCCGCGTTGAGATTGAATTTCAACCCAATTTCCACCGTTTCCAGCATATCCTGCAAAATTTACTGTGCCATCAACTGGAGATGGTACAGGAATATTTAAAAATTGTCCGCCTTTAAAAAGAGTAAAATCTGCTTTCAATCTATTTCCACCATAAGTAGTTCTGGTTCCATTAGAATGAGGTGGCAATTGCTTATAATTTGTAATATTTCTACCATCGTTGGTGACCTTATATCCACTAATTCCTGTTGGTTGTCTTTGTGAATTTGATGTATTAACTTGATTTAAATATTTTTGATACTCAGATTTTAAATCTTGTATTTTTTTGGTTGGTTGATTATAATTATTACCTGGAAATGGTGCCCATTCTGGAGACAGAAGTTTAATAACTCTGTCACTCATACCTTCTCGCCTTAAAACCTCGGCAGTAACACCTCTACTCTCAGCAAGTTTAATTGCCATCTCATCCTGAAAACTTTGATCAAATTTTCGATTCATATTCATGCCCAATGATCTTGCTTTTTGTGTAATATTAATAATTTGATATGCACCAACTGCCGCTGATTGTCCAACATAAGATCTTGATTGTGGATCGTTTAAGAATTTTGTTACTAATCCTTCAACTTCATTAGCAGTTAATTTTGTAATATCTCCATACTTTGCTTGACCATATCTGTCACCAAAAAACATACTATATCCAGTTGGTCCTGCAGTACCTTCAGCATATCGAATTGTTTTTAATAGTGCCTGTTGTTCTTTTGTTCCAATTCCAGATGTAGTAGGTCCACCAGAACTTGGAGTATATAAACTATCAGGTCTCACTTCATCTAATTCTGGTGCTAGTTCACCAGTTGTTAAAGATTGTGTTAAAGGAGTTGTAAATAATTTAAATGTATCTGAGAGTTTATCCCCTAAATCTTGTATTGAATTGTTGAATTCTTCAAATGTTTTTGTAACATTACCTTCACCTGAAAAACTATTAAAATCTAAACGAATTATTGCGTTCAATGAATTTTGTAGAGTTTCACCGAAAAGATTCATAGTATAGTTCATATTTCCAATCATGTTATACATGGAAGATCCAAAAGATTTAATTCTAGATATAAATTCTTCACCCATGAACATCCAAGTTGGAAGATTTTCAATAATCCAACCTGCAGTTGTAAATCCCAGAAAACTAATTAAACGACTCAAAGGTCCACCTTGACCCTTATTTGCAAAGGATAATCCACTTCTAGTGTTTGTGGATACTTTTCTATATTCTGTTTTATCTTCTAATTCTTGCCTTCTTGACGCCTCTTCTCGTCTTGAAATCAATAAATTTGATCTCTCAGTTAAGATTCTTTTATTTTTTGTATTAGTTGAAATGATTTTTGAAATATTTTCAACTGAATCATTTACACTTGAAATACTTCTTCTCGTTAATCCTAAAGATTTAGAGATATTATCAATACTATTTGACGATCTTCTAAAAGTGTCTGAGATTAGTGACATCTTAAATTACCACATTATAACTTAATTGGGAATATAATACATAAAAATTATCTGGATTTGAAGAGTTTATCAAAGGAACATCTGTCAATGATCCAATTGATGATGTTGAAGTTTCTTGTGGTTGAACTGAATTTGCAGTTTTAATTATTGTTAGTTCAGGTTTTGGTGGAGGTAATTGTCCAATTTTTTGTGCGTCTTGAGGTGGAACTGATATTTGTGCAAGAGGTGTAGTTGGTTTTTCGGGTTGAGATTGAGATTGAAGTTGACTAATACTAATTGAGTCAGTAACTCCCACACTCGACATATTAGGTTGTTGAAGAGGAGTCGCAGTTTGATTATTGATTAAGTTTTGTGTATTACTAGGAGTTGTGGATGCAGTTGCAGGTGCTATAGAAGTTGCTGCAGGTGAAGGTAATTCTGAAGGAGTTCCAGAAGACTCACGTTTTATCTTTTCTAATTCTTCTCGTTTTTTTCTTAATAGTTCTGGATCCGCCCCGGTTAGATTACTTCCTAGAAGTTCAGCAATTTGATCTAAACTAAAAACTGTACCAGATGCAATTCGAATCCCTCTAAAAATTCCTCCACCTGGCACAAATGTCAATAAAGATAAGATCGTATCAATATTCTCACCATTTAAAAAGTTCATCGCTCCTGATGCACCAGTTATCATTTTACCAATAAGACTTAAAAATCCACCACCAGAACTAGGTGGAATTGGTGATCTTGGAGAATTTGTTGGAGCATTTGGTAAACCTGGTATTGCATTTCGAATACCACCTAAAAGATTACCAAATAATATTGATGCTGCAACTAATGGTTTTACAACGAGTAATCTTGTTAGTCCAGATGCTATACCTTTAATCGTATTTGTAATAAGAGAAAATCCCTTACGAATTGCAAATAATCCACCAAAAGCAATTCCAATATTCTTAAGAATATTTAATTTAACCTGATTGAATAAATTTGTATTATTATCTTCAGATGCCTGTATTCCTTTTACAACTTGATTTGTTAACCATCCACCAAACAAAAATCCAAGAGCAGTTCCAATTCCACCAAAAATATTTTGGACTTTTGGTACTAATTTTTGAACTGGTTCTAAAATAGAGTTTTGTATTTGTTGTTCTAATTTGTCTTCTTTTCCAATTCTAATTTGTCTTTCAGTAAGTCTTCTTTGATTTTCTTGCTCAGATTCAATACGATTTCTTTCTTCTGCGCCATCTTGTTGTAAAAGTAATGCAATTGTAGAAAGACCAGTTCCCAGTTTATTGATTCCAAGTCTTAAATCTTGAATATTGGAATTGAATCCAAGTAATGCTTGCTCTTGACCCTGAATCGATCTTAAATTCTGTAATTCCTCTTGGGATCTTTTATTTTCAATAGTTGCAAGTTCACTTTTAATTAAAGATGAATTGACAATGGATTTTTTTAATAAAACTTCTCTAACTTCCTTAGATAAAACAGATCCCGTAATTGGATCAACTCCTGATCTTCCAACTTTTTCGGGATCTATTTCAGCCATTGTTGTTTCTTAACTCTTCTTCTTCGATTCTTTGTTTAATCAACGCAATAATAATCTCTCTTTCCCATGGGATCAGGTTGCCAATATCCTCTAACGAATATTTATAATCATTTATTAAGGAAAAATTTGTCTTATAGTATGATTCAAGATTTTCATGAATCATACTCAACCGAAAAAACTTTGAAGTCCCTCTAGTTTAACTTCACTTTCAACCTTAGTCTTTGGATTTTTTACTTTAAAAGTATGTAAAAGTTTTGGCATTGTATTAAAGAATTTATCTATTTCTTTAAACTTTTGAGGACTTAGTTCTTCAATAAAGTCTTCAAGTTCTTTTCTTGTGCAATCTGATGCTGCCCAAGATTCTTTTTCACTATAAACTTGCTCAATACAGGAGATAATTAAATCAAATGTTTCATTTATACTTAGATCCCGATTTTGAATGAAATTTGCCTTAACGAAATCATTTACAGACGGATACTTCATTCTTAATGTAAGATTGTCATCTAACTTGATATCTCTGGAATGATTCTCATCAATTTGAACTTGAATTTCATCAATATTAATATTGACCTTAACTTTGGTTTCTTCGTCGTCTGGGCAAGTACATAAAAATTCAATACTTTCCCCTACAGATTTTCCTCGAATATTTAAGAACAGATATTCTATATCAAACGTTGCTAATTGATCAATTTTGATTCCACGAGTTAAAATACAGTTATTGATTACAGTTTTAACTGCATTTGCAATTTGTTCTGGATCCTCACTTTCTTGTGCAATGATGAGAATTTTCTCTTCTTTTACAAGAAATGGTCTATATTTAATTTCTTTTTTAAGTGAAGGAATAACTAAGGTATACTGTGGAGTTACAACTCTAGGTAATGGCATTTTTAAATCAAAATCAGTTATGAATTATTTATTAGATGATTTACCATATAAGTATTCATATAGGGGTTGACCACTCGGAACCATTTCAACTCCATTCGAAGGAATTGATCCAGGGGATCTAGGTATTAATAATTGTTGAGGTTGTCTAGGTTGTGTAGGTTGAGGTTGATTGAAATCTTTATTATTGTCTTCATTTCGAATAATATCAAGACTTAATGACTTTCCGATTACATAACGATCAATCTTAAATGTCACAGACATTTTTAATACATCGGATTGAGCATATGAAACTGGAATTGATGCAATATTATACGGATAAAGTCCTATGAATGTATATTCAATTTCTTTATTGTAATCACGATCAAATTTTACAATTTTTGTTTTATTTGATTTATAATATTTGGGATATTGCATTCTAATGAAATATCCATCATCAACGTTACTATTAATCGGAGGATTATTACCTTCAATTGGATTAGAAGCACCACTTGAAATAAATTCCATCCAGTGTTCAAGGAACTTTAAACTTTTATAATTTTTATCAACATAAAAATCAAAACTAATATCTTGAAATTGTCTTCTGTGTGCAAAAGTTTCTGTAATTCCAATATAATTACCAGACACATCAACAGTTGATAATTGAGTTGTAGGTAAGATGCCATTATAACATAAAAGTCCAGCATCTTCAGAAATGAATCTTGAAGTAATTCCTTTACTACCTAGATATGACACTAATTCGGTTGGCAATCCACCAAATTTAACTTCATAGTGTGTGGTCTGAGCAAGATTTGTGAATAGAGGTTTAATATCTGATATTCTACGTGGTTTTGCCACTCTAAATACCTATTATGAGTTTATTAGTTTAAATATTTAGTCATGTCATACAAAGGTAAATACAAACCAAAGAACCCACAAAAATATAAAGGAGATCCTGTTAATGTGATATACAGATCTTTATGGGAAAGAAAATATATGGTGTATTGTGATACAAGTGATGAAATTTTAGAATGGTCTTCTGAGGAAAAATCAATTCCCTATCGCTCACCAATGGATGGTAAAGTACATAGATATTATCCAGATTTTCTTATAAAGAAAAAAGAATCTGATGGTACAATTAAAAAATATATGATTGAAATTAAACCTAAAAAGCAAA